GGTTGCCGGTCAGCCCGAGAACAGCCTGAAGAACATCGGCACAGGTGCAGCCAAGAACATTCACGGCCACACCGTCATGGCCCGGATCTACTGGGTGCGCGGCGGCTACTACGGCCAGGTGTTCGATGTTGCCGTGGTCAACGGCGACACGATTGGCGGGGGCAGCGACTCTAGCAACGTGGCGGCCTGGATGGCGCAGTGGACGACGGTGCAACTGCTGCGTGCCGACGGTTCGGTCTTAATGGGCATGCCCCTGGCACAGATGCTCGCAGCAGACGTCAGCAACGGCAAGACCTACACCGTGCTCTTCGACAAGGCAGAGCCGTTCAATGCCCAGATCAACGAGTGGCTGGCCAACTATGCGCTGGTGAAGTTCGTGCGGTTCTCCAACGCCAACACTTCGCAGGTGATCCAAACCTACGGCTTCCCGATGCCGGTGAACTCACCGGTCTACACCTTCGGCGTTAGCACGAACGAGGTAACTGCGCACACGCTGACGATCCGGCGTGTCCGGCAGACGCCACCGCGCAACGTGATGTACTACCCCGGCGCGATCCCGTTCACGGCCAACTTCCAGGGCAACCCTGCGCAGCTGATCGACTGGCGCGGGCCGATCTACACGGGCTACCAGTCGCCGTCGATGTGGCTGACGATCGGCAACCCGGTGGCGGCCGAGACCAACATGCAACTGCTGTCCGATGCGCAGCAGGAATGGCGCTCTCAGACCGGTCAGGGCACCCTGGGCCCATTCGCTCCGGTGTTCATCTTCGACCGGCCGGACGCCGTGCAGTACGGTGCGCCCAATACGTTTACCTGGGATGGCCCGGACCCGAACACGCGCTGGGGCGGCTACCAGTATCGCCCTCTGGCCGAACTCACCGATGCCGCCCTGCAGCTGCCCGCGGGGGCGCTGCGCGACAAGGCGATCGGGATTGCCCAGAACTTCATCAAGTGGCTGGCACAGGACTGGGCCTGGCTGCCGAGCTGGGCGCCGTGGGTCGATGCGTTCTCGCACATGATCGAGCACGTTGCCGCTGTCCAGATCCCGAACTACTCGTTGGCTCACGTCGATGAGTGGACGCTGATCGTCAACAAAACTGCCGCGGGCGAGATCACGAAGGCAGACGCCGAACGTCCGGTTCTCAGCGCGAAGAACAGGTATTCTTCACCGCGCTACACCGACCCCCTGGACTTCCCTAAACGTCCGCCGCTTGGGCCGCCCACCGACTATCCGAAGGGCGCGGCCGAGATCAACTACCCCGAGCCCCACATGGCCGCGCTGGTGCTCCGCTCGGTGATCGAGCTGGACAAGGTTCTCCGCCCGCAAGGCAACCAGACGGGGCCGATGCAGATCGAGCACCGGGCGGTGATTTCCAAGTGCATGGGTCTGTTCGATGCCATGTGGATCGAAGACGGGATCATGGGCGGCACGTTCAGCTCTAACCCCGCGGCGCATGAGTGGTACGGTTTCTGGCACGGCGAGATCCTGGACACCCTGGCGCAGCTGTATGACTGGGCGAGCTCCACCAACGTAGCGCGGCCGTCCATCGCCGAACAAGCTAAATACTGGATCGACGGCATGCTGCGCTGGAGCAAGGCCGCGGTCATGCCCAGCGAGGTCGGTTACCAAGTCGTTCCGTGGAGCTACACCCCGAACTGGATTGCAGGGATGGAAGAGACTTTCGAGTTCTCGACACAGATTTTCACCTCTTTCAGCGGCAAGGAGCAGCGCCTGTCTCGCCGGGTAGCCCCTCGTCGTCGTCTTTCGATGCGCCACAGCCTGGTCGGTAACGAAGCCCGCGGCATGGAGGCCCTGCTTCGTGCTCGCCAGAACCTACCGTTGACGGTGCCGCAGTGGCATCTGGCTATACAGCTTGCTGCCGATGCACCCGGGGGGCAGAGCTTTGTGATCCTAGATAGCACGGACACTTCGGCTTTCCAGTGGAACCGGCCGGTGATGATCTCGCACAGCGGCGGTTTGGTCACCATGATGGAGGTTCTCTCCACACACGGTAACCGTCTTGACTTCACGACGAGCCTAACGGCGCCCATGCGTATCGGGGACAAGGTGATGCCGGCCGCGCATAGCCTGATCGACCAGAGCATGTCGGCCACCCGCCACACGGGGACCGTTCTGGACAGCTTGGCCAGCTTCATTGTCCTCCCTCAGTACGATCCATATGAGCTCCCGCGTCTGGCGCCGAACCCGGACAATACGTTCCTGGTCACGAGCAACGGGGCGCCTGATCTGCGTGAGGTGATCCGGTTCGAGCCGAACTGGGTGAAGGAGCCGGTCACCACCAACGACTGGGACTTCAACACGTCCGAGCGTTTCATCGCGGGGCCTGTCGTGCCGGTTAACGGCAGGGACCAAGGTACCCGCACCGTGCAGGCGCTTTGGACGTTGAAATCGAAGGTCGAGATTAACGAGTTCAAGGCCCTGGTCCGGCGCCTGCAGGGCCGACGCTACGCGGCTTGGCTGCCTTCGTGGACCGACGACCTGGAGCTGACACGAGCGGTCATTGAAGGCGATCGCATCCACATTCGTTACAGCCCGCTGATCGACCTCGGTACCTTGCTGGACCCGGCCGTGGGTATTCACCTGCGACTGCGCTCAGGCCTCGGCTTGCAGGCACGCGCTGTGAGCGTCGCCGAGGTGGCCGTTAACGAGTACGAGGTGGTGGTCGATCGACCGTTCCCACGTATCCAGGCCGCGCAGGTTGGGATGGCCAGTCTGATGTACCGGGTCCGGCAGGTCTCCGACTCCATCACCTTGAAATATTTGACAGACAGCGTGGCCGAGGTCTCGGCGGCGTTTGTCTCGGTCTACGACGAAGCCGAGTAAAGCGAATGTCCTATAACGCAATCGAACGCAGTATCGACTTGGGCGTACCGGTCACCTTGTTCGAGTTCATCTACGGCCCGACGTCTGGGGACGCCTACCGGTACGCCACGACCATCGACACGATCTCCGTGGCAGGCAGGTCCTGGAACCCGCACAACCTGACCCACTCGGACATCGTCTCGACGGGCAAGCTCGACCGAGCTGAGGTGGTGGTGACTGCACGGCCTGACATCGAGGTCGCCGGGCTTTTCCTTTCGGCACCGCCCAGCCAACCGGTTGCACTCAACATCTGGCGTGGTCATGCGCTGCCCGACATGGACGGCTGGGACGAGTTCATCCGCGTTTGGGTAGGCCGCGTGCTAGTTGCCCAGTGGAGCGGGCCCACCGTTGAGTTCAAGTGCGAGCCGGTGGCCACCTCTGCCAAGCGGGTAGGCCTGCGCCGGCACTACCAGTATGGCTGCCCACACGTTCTCTACGGCCGGGCTTGCGGCGTGTCGGAGCTGGCCAACACCACTCGCGTCAAGGTCCGCTACGCGGGCACTCAGGTCGACATTTTGGTTGATCCTGTGCCAGGCGGTGGCCCGGCTATCAACCCTGCCCAGCTCGCCGGTGGTATATTCACCCTGACGTTGCCTGACGGACGGGAAGCCAAACGCACAATCGTGGCAGCGGCATCCACTGACGGTGGAATCGCGCTGGTGCTGATGTCGCCGCTACCAGGCATCCTCAACGGCGCATCTGCCGCGGTGGCCAGGGGGTGTGCGCACACCTTCGATGCCTGCAGGTCGTTCAACAACACCAGCAATTACGGCGGTTGCCCCAGCATCCCAACGAAGGACCCGTTCAGGTCCAACACCTTCTAAGGAGCGAGTCGCATGTGGTTCGTTGTTCAAATCATCGTTGCGGTGGCGCTGTCCTACCTGGCGTACACTTTGCAGGCCAAACCCAAGGCGCCTTCTGCCCCGAAGGCCCAGGACATCACGTCGCCTACACTGGACGCCGGTACACCGCTGCAGAAGGTCTTCGGCAGGATGCGGGTGCGCAACCCCAACACCCTTTACTACGGCGGCGATCGCACCGAGGAGATCCGTAAATGACCGAAGTTCGTGTGACTGTGGCCGACGCCGTCAAGGCGGGATTGTGTGCCTCGGGCGTCAAGCAGTGGGCCCAGCAACACAGCATCGACTTCCGCCAGCTACTCAAAGAGGGCATCGCCATCGAGGATCTGCGCGCGCTGAACTGCGCCCTTGGCAACCGGGCCGTGGAACAGGCAGAAAAGCGCGCGCGAGGCCATGAATAATGTCCGGGGGCAAGCCAAAGAAACAGACAGTCGGCTACCGCTATTACCGCTCGATGCAGATGGGGATTTGCCACGGCCCGATCGACGCTATCCGGTCGGTGTGGATCAAGGACAAGATCGCTTGGCAAGGCGATGCGCGGCGTCGAGCCGACGGCTACGGGGCCACGGTGTACGCCGATAAACCTGGTCTTTTTGGGGGCGAGGACGGCGAAGGCGGCATCCAGGGCTGGATCGAGGCCTGCCACGGTGCGTTCAACCAGCTCGTCCTGGGCGTGAACCCAGATGGCACGTCATCAGGGGCCCCTATCGCAGCGTTGGGTGTGCGCCAGCCCGCCACGCCTGTGATGGCCACACACTACCGAGGCATGGCGCTGTGCGTCTTCCACGACTTCTACTGGGGCACCAACCCGTACCTTTCCGACATTGCCTTTGAGGTCGAGACCTACTGGCGCGAGTGGTTCCCGGAGGCCGCGCAGATCGGCATCGACGCCAACCCGGCACATATCGTCGTAGAGTGCGTGACCAACGATCAGTGGGGCCTGGGCTACTCGTTCGACCAGCTCGATCTGGATGCCGCCCGTGCTGCTGCTGGCCTGCTGCTGACTGAAGGCATCGGCCTGTCGATGGCTTGGTCGGAACAGCAGAGCATTGAAGATTTCGTCAACACGATCATGGAGCAGATCGACGGGACGTTCTACTTCAACCAGCGCACTGGTAAGTGGACAATACGCCTGGTGCGGCCGGGCGACCCGGTTGTCATGCACCTCGATCCCAGTAACTTCCAGCTGGACGACTTCCAGCGTCGGGGCATCGGTGAGACGGTCAACGAGCTCACTGTGAAGTGGGTTAACCCCGAGACCGAAGAGTACCAGGGCGTCACCGTCCAGGACCTGGCCAACATCACCGCTACCGGGCAGACCATCCCAGGTACCAAGAACTACCCCGGCGTGCGCAGCGAGGCATTGGCCGGCCGGTTGGCGACCCGTGACGTTCGTGTGCTGGCGGCAACGCTGGCCACGGCCAACGGCTCGGCCAACCGTGAAGCTTGGAACCTGAACCCTGGCGACATCGTCACCCTGAGCTGGCCAGCCTACGGCATCTCGAATCTGCGCATGCGGGTGACCCAAAGTACACACCGCCAAGACACTGCTGACATCCCACTGCAGCTGATCGAGGACGTCTTCGGTCAGTCGAACGTCTCCTTCACTGGTGTAAACCCACCCGGCTGGGTCGATACAAGGCAGCCGGCCACCCAATTCGACGTACTGGTCGGTTTCGAGTTACCGTTCTGGTTCGTATTCATGGCCTCGTCGGGGGTCATTCCCGAGCCCGAAGTCACCTACGGCGCGGTCCTGCCGGTGTCCAAAAACACCAACGTTCAGTCGGTCGGCCTGTTCGCGTTGCGCAATCTGCCGTCGACCTCGATCTACGAGCTGCAGAACACTGCAAACGTCACGCCCTCAGCACTTTTGAATACCCCCCTGAGCAAGGAGGTCCTATCGACCACCTCTGTTCTCAACAGCACGTTGACCGGTTTGCGCCTAATCGAAGCTGACTCCTTCGCTGTGATCGGCACCGGCGAGGACGCAGAGATCGTCCGAGTGGTCGCGATGTTCACTGCCGGGCAGTTCCAGATCCAACGCGGGCTGATGGATACGCACCCGCGTGATTGGCCTCTTGGCACTCGCATCTTCTTCATCGGCGAGGCCCAGTTCCCCGCCGATCCTACGGCTCGGTCGATGGCCGAAACGGTCAACTACAAAGCGACGATGCAGACCTCGATCAGCTCAACGACTCTGGACGACGTGCCGGTCACCCCGGTGGCGCTGGTCGGACGTCAAGGCCGGCCGTACCCAGTCGGCAACGTGACGATCGGTGGCTCCTACTGGCCACTCAGTGTGACGAACGACGACGGCTATCTGAATGTCAGCTTCAGCACACGCAACAGGCTGCTGCAGAACGCGGATCAACAGGTTCAATGGAACGAGCCGAGCGTCACGCCAGAAGCCGGATCGTCGGTGCTGGTTTTCGCCATGCGCGACGGGGCAGTGGTCGCATCGGTCGAGGTCACCGAACCCTACGTCAACACGGCCATGCTGCCGCTGGGCGAGCTGGCCAGCGGCCCACTCACAATCGTGGTGCGAACCCTGCGCGGCGATCTCGATAACTACCAGGACTATACCCACACTTTCACCCTCACCACCGAGCTGCTGAGCGGCTGGGGCGCCGACTGGGGCGCCGACTGGGGCGATTAACAGAGGATTTCGGAATGCCTGCATCAATCGGTCCTTGCCTGGGCCTCTCCTACGGATGGACCCCGCGCAACGGCGGCACGCCTGGTGAAAGTGGCTGGGGCGCCGCGGTCACTGATAACTTCAAGAAAATCGATGCGCTGCTGGGCCTGTCGGTTCTGGGTGTGGTCACCGTGCCCGCGGTAACCACGAACGGCACTCGCTACCTTGTGGCCGCCACAGGAGCCACTGGTGTGTTCGCCGGGCAAGCCAAC